TCATAGAGGATTTGAAGTTCGCTGGCTACGCCATTTCAGAGACGGACTTCACAACAGGCAAGCAGTTCAGGTTTAGTTCCCATGGCGGACACTTCATGGGGAACGCAGACGGGGTTTTGTTTGCAGAGGAGGAGCCGGTGATTCTGGAAATCAAGACCATGAATCACAAGAAGTGGATGGAGTTCAAATCGAAGGGAGTTAAGAAGAGCCATCCAATGTACATGGATCAGCTCCAAGCAATGATGGGTTTGTCCGGCTATGGCCAAGCGCTGATCGTTGGGATTAATAAGAACGACGCATTGATTCATGCCGAGCTGGTGGAATTCGACGAGATCTTTTTCGCTGGTCTCAAGGCCAAGGTGGAGATGGTGATCGGCGGAAGCTGCACTAGGCGGCACGAAGAGCCAGACAACTGGATTTGCAGGGGATGCTTCAAGAAGACGGCGTGCTGGGAGCCTGAGTCACAACCTATGGCGGTGACGTGCCAAACATGCAGACACAGCGTCCCGGACATTTTGGCCAAAGATAAAGCTTGGCATTGTGGCCTTCACAACAAAACGGCCACGGCAAAGTGTGATGACTACGATATGTTCCGAGTCACGCCGAAGCCTGTGACGCCATCGGTTAGAGTAGGCGGCCTCCTAAAAGGCACTGGTGGGGTCGAACTTCCGTCGACTGCTTGACGGCTCTCCAGCGGTCGCATCAACCACACTTTCCCTGAGGCCCCTGACGCCGCCAAGGATTGGCGTGCGTCCCACAACTTCCCGAACCGCTTGACGGGTTTGGCCATTGGCTCCGTCGCTGGTAGCTGCCTGGAATGCGCCTTGGACCAGGTTGTATGCTCCGGTGGCGTCTCCAACCGCTGGACCGCCTATGGTCGACATGAATCGCATAGTGCCATATGCACCATTGTCTGCGTTCTCGACCGTGCTATGAAGGATGTCTGCCACGATACCCAGCCCGCCCATATGTAGAAAGGCCTCCAAGTACCAGCCGATAAACTCGTCGATAAACTCGTCGCCGCCGTCGTAGCCAACCAGTTTGGCAATGCCCGCCGCGTCCTTGGTGAATTTGCGCTCTCGAAACCAAGCTTCCCTGTTCTCCTCACCGCCCCGCATCTGAACAAAATCTTTCGCGGACATTGATCCAGCAGCGGCAGCTTGGCCAGCAGTTAACAGATAGAGCATTGGGACCATTAGTCTTGGGTCGCCGCTCTTAATGCCTTGCACCATATCTTTAAATGCTGGCTTGCCGATATGTCGAAGCATCATGAGCGGAAAGCTCTTGAGTTGGAACATTATGGCAGCGGCAGGTCCCTGGAGCCATAATGGGATGTCGCCAGGGTTGGGAGCAAAGATGGTTTCGTTCGCAAACTTGATCAGTGCGGATCGTACCTTCTTGTCGGTTATGGCCAAGGAACCATCGGTCATTGTGCCGATCGAGCTTTCGATTGGAGGCGCGCCATCTTTGGCGTAGTCACCGAGGCCAAACTCGTTCAGTACCTTGAGCGCTTTGCGGCCAGCCCGGCTTGATGGGCCATGCTTTTGCAGTCTGCGCTGCTCTGCCTTCAGCCACTCCATGCCGATTATGCCGGACATCTCGCGCATGCGATCTGTCCATGGGGTGAGGCCGGTGGCATTGAAAAAGGCGGTGGTGAACTTACCACTCTCTGAGCCATAGAGATTGACCATGCGGTTATGGACGAAGTTCTCAATGGCGACTCCACTGTTGCGCATCATCTCGCGATAGTGTGGGTCCTTCGCGAACTGGGCCACGCCTTTTGCGTAGGCCTTCATGCTGCCAGAACGGATCAGCGGGATCACGGTGTCCGTGAACGAGGTCAGGGTGGTGAAGCCCAACAGGGTGACGGCGTTGAAATTTCGAACGAACTTTGAGCCGGTCATCCACCCTTTCTGGAACGGCCCGCCGGTATTCAGCGCCTTCCGTTGGCCAACCCGGAACATATTCTCCATGAGCAAGATCTCCTTGTGGGGAATCATCTTGTTTTCATGGGTGAAGTGGCGAGTGTAGAGTCCCTCGACGATCGCTTCAGCACGTTTGTCCCACTCGGCCTTCTTCGTGCCGCTCAGTGGGTGGCGGTGTGCGCGTCGGGTTGCGTCGAGTGCGCGTTGCTTTCCATGAACCGGGTCAAGGCGCATCATCTCAATCAGCTCCTTGGCAAACATCTCGGCACGGAACTCATTCTTGAACGGGGTCGGCACCTTGGTTTCGATGATGACGGCATCTCGTTCGCCTTCGAGATTGGTGCCACGGAAGCGGCGGCGAAGGATGCGGGGGTTCTTCAGCAGGCCAACCGCTCCATCCACGCCCTCTTCAAGAACCTTGAGGTATCCGTAGAAGGCTTGGGAACTTTCGCCCCATTTGTCGGTGTACTGGATTCGCCTGGTGGACGCATCGAAATACTTGGCCACGATAGACATGAGGTCGTCTTCGAGGAACGGACTGAGCGAATCGAGATGGCCAAGCGCCTGGATGCGCTCGTCGTGCAGGCGAATCATGCGCTGATTGTCGACGTGATCATGCAGGGGTGAGCGAGTCGACGCGTATGCAGGCGGCAGGTGAACGCCTTCGTTGTCGATCAGCGACATCATGATGCTATCTGCCGTCCGGCGAAGCTCTTCCTCTGACTTCGGGCCACGGGTGCCTGATGCGTCGATGATGTCTTCGTCGCGCAGATAGTTGGTCATCAGCTCAAGGAAGCGTTCCTTGTTTTTATGGATGCGCTCTGGGTTCCAGACCTGCGGCACATAGTCACGGATGCCTTCAGTCTTGAAGATGCCCAAACGTTGAAGCTCTTGGGCCTCATTTTCGAAGGCGGTTCTCAGTGAGCGATAGAGATTCAGCTCCTCGGTGCCAAGGCCAGCAGTTGATCCATGACGAAGGGCGTTGATGACCTTTGCCTCAGAGGCGCTGGGCTTGTGTTTGACTAAGAATAATGGGGAGGAGTTCTTCATCCAACGCTTGAATGCGCCTCCAGCTCCTGGGAGCTTGTTGGCCTGGCGGATGAGGGGCATGATGCGGCCAGCCAATGCCTGGTCATGATCGACGTACTGCTTCTTCAGCCAATCGCTGTACCAAGTGTCGCCCACGTAACGGGAGATACGGTCAGCGTTGTTCGACCAATAGAAATTCGGACCTTCTCGGTACAGTGCTTTGATGTCTTCGTTCTTGCGGAACTTCTTGGTGGCTGCGGAGTAGGCGCGACCGACAGACTTGGCCATGCCAGCGCGCTCACCCTCATCGACACCGATGCGAGCGGAGTAGCGTCCAATCTCAGAGGGTTCGACGCCATCGAGTAATGCACCAATGATGTCCTGAGACGGAGTGCTCCTGGCAACGGGGGTTCCCATGGGTTCCGCGTCTATGCCGCGAGCGGCCTCAAGGTCATCGAGTGCCGCAACACGCAGATCATCGAGCGCAACGAATCCGTCGTAAATAACGTTTCTGTTGTTGCGCTTGGCCATGCCGGTGAAATGAATCGAGTCGTAGCCCAGATCGTAAATTAGTCGGTTGACCTGTTCCGGGGAGCCGACAGCTTTCACCATGGCGGCGTAGAGATCTTCGCCGGTGTTGCCGACGCTTCGGCTTAAAGAGTCGTTGATGTCTGCGGTAACGTCATGCCCCGCTCGCCCTGCGGCTTCGACAAATTCAGGGAGGAATCCGCTATCGAGAGAGACGCGTGCGGACTGCGTAAGGTCGAGAGGCTTGGTGAGACGGACAGCAACTGGAACCAGTCCCTCAACGTCATCAACGTCCAGAGCGCTCAGTGCTTCAGCCTCAGCGGCCCTGAGTTCGTCCGCAACTTGCGAGTCTGGATCGACGCCACCGATCTGCTCTCGAATGTCCCTCAGATTCTCAACCTGAGCCGCTCTGAGGTGATTCCTGGCTGGAGACGACCCATCGGCTGCCTTGGCCAATTTCGCCTCCCAGCCGCCGTTAAACGCCTCACCAAGGTAATGGGCGTTCGGGCCAGTGCTGACGTAAGTGCCGGGGCCAAATCTCTGGGCCGGGGCCTTGCGTGACATGAAGAACGGATTGATTCGATCGCCGGATCGGCCGATGCCTGCACCAGAGAATCCAACCATGGTGGACATTTGCTCGGGCGAGGTGTTGTCGAGGCGATAGGTCAGGCTCTTGTAGCCGTATTCCGAAGGCACGATGCCCGAGAATCTGACCGGGGGCCTGGCATAGGGATAGAGGCTGCCATTGAGGCGGAGGCTGTCGGCAGACTGAAGGCCAGGGAAGGCTTCGATTACGTCATCAGCAACCGGAGAGCCGGAGATGTAGTGATAGACGCGATCAGAAATGTCTTCGATGGTTTGGCCAAGCGCGGTCAGGTTGCCGTCGACGTCGACCTTTGGGTTGTTTCCGGTGCGTGCGTAGGTCGCCCATGCGTCGAGGATTTCGCTTTCGGGCATGTCGATGTCCGGCGCATTGGAGCGTACTGCCAACGTGGCCAGGGTACGCATGGCGTCTTGATCGCCAGAGTTCTTAAGCAGTTTGCGAGAGGCGGCCCGAATCTGGCCACGTACCTGCTTGAAAGACTCAGATCCATAGTCTTGAAGGACCTTGTCGGAATCGGATTGACGTCCAGCCAGGGCGTCAAGACGTCCTTCGCTGATGACGCCATTACCCAGGACACGCCGCATGACGGTTCGCTGCACATCAAGCGCAGCCTCGTCGCGATCATTGAGCCGATACAGGATCTCCTTGATCTGCGGTCGGGCCATGGACGGGATGCCGGTTGCTTCTTGGGGAGCGGCGGCCATGTTGTGTTCGACACCGGCGTCTCTTCCAATCAGGCCAGTGCTGCGCCCACCAGTTTCGGTGGAGGGTTTGAATCTTTGCAGTACGCCAAAGCTCGTAGCTTCAAGTTCGTGCTGCGGCGTCTTCATCCGGCGGCGATACTCGGCTGCGATGTAACGAAGCGGGACGTCATCAACCTTGATGCTTGAGTCGAATGCGCCATCTGCACGGATCACTGCTTCATCAAGCATCTCTTCCAGTCGCTCGACTGGATAGAGGGCCTCGTCTCGAATCTTCGGAGTGCCACCTTTCCAAGTCTTGGCCGCGACCTTTGTGTTCTTGCCATGCATTGCGGCGAAGGCCATGGTGAAAGTGCGGCGATCACCGGCTCGGCGGGCGGCCATCATATCCATGGTGAGCTGGGGCAGGGTGAGGTGCTGCATGCTACGCATTTCAGCCTGCTTGGCCTCGTCTCCATCGAAGGACAATATGGGCCGCAAAGCGCCTTCGGTGCGCTCCTTGACCTGCTCATCCTTGATGCTGCCTTGCTTGGCGGCATAAGACCTGGCCTTGTTCTCGTACTTGGAGTGACCACCCTTGACCTGGTGAACTTCTCCACCGGCCATTTTATAAAACCGATGAAAACGCTCAGGGATCATCATGTTCCAGCCGACGTTCTTTTCGAGATTGGTGCGGCTCTGCCAGCCAGTGGCGATGTTGCGCTCAAGCGCCTCGATGATCTGGCGAACGGGAGAAGACTTGCCGCCTTCGCCTGCTGCGGAGGTATATAGAACAGATTGAACGTTATCGGCAAACTTCGAACCTTCACCAGACTGATACAATGCGCTGGCCGCCTCTGCCATCATGTCCCAATTGGACTGGAGGGCATCGTGAAGCGGGTCACTGTTTCCGCTTCGTTGCCATTCGGCGTAGGCGAGCTGATCAGTCTGGCTGCCATAGTCGGCAACCAGCACTTCTTCGTTCTCTACCATGGCCTCGAAGTTAACAGGCTCTTCTTTTGGGGAATCGAAGGTGGATGCTACTCGTTGGCCACCCTTTGGCTCGACAATGCGTATGGTGTTGATCGCACGCGAAGCGTCGCGACCTTCGCGAGTGAGGAGGTACAGAGAGTATGAGGCCATGTTGAGGGCATGGCGGAGATTTCGGTTCGATGCCTTGACGCTTTCAGAGAGCAAGACCTTGCCAAGCTCAATGGTTGACTCGCGCAAGCTACTTGCTCCGCTTCCGTCCATACTGGAAAGGGTTTCTGCGAGGGCGTTGTCGAGTTCATCGATGGTGGCATCGAGTCGCCAGGCTGACTGGCTGATCTGAGACGCGCGTTTGCCAGGCTTGGCCCTGCCGTCTCCTTTGACGTACCTGACTTCGAGCGTGCCGCTTCTGATGGCCTCATGACCAGCAACGTTGGTGTTTGCTTGGCCAGACTGGAGTGCCTCTCTTGCCTGGCGCTTGGAGGCTTTGGGTTTTGGGCCACCGAATTCTTCGTCAGGCAGGATGCGCTTGAAGAGGGGAACGAGTTCCGGATCAGGCTCGATGGAATACTTGCGGAAATTGACCAGGTTGAAGACCTTGTTAAGGATCTCCCGCCACCAGGATTCTTCGAGGCCGCCTTTCATTCTTTGAGTGACGTAGCGCTCAAAGTTCTGGGCGAAATATTCGTTCGGGTTTCTCCACAGTCCCATCTCTGTGCGAGCGCGCTTTGAGAGTTCGGCTGTGTCGACTTTGCCGCGCTTCAGATAGACGCTTTCCCAGAAGTATAAGCGTTCGTTATCGGTGAGCAGATTGTCATAAGCCCAATGCCCGATTTCGTGGAAGAAACCTACGGCTCCAGGTGTGTCGAGGTTGCCCTTTGATGGATCGAGGCCACGAGGGACGGTAATGTTTCCTTCGAGGGCTGCATCTGAAGCCAGGTCTTCGGTATTGAACTTATCGCCAACCGCAATACGAGGCCCCGTGGAGCGACCCTTGAGGACCGAATCCATGAACGAGACAACCGCATTCGAGGTTCGTTCGTCGACGCCGGTCAAGATGTCGTCCAACTGAGCCATCGTGGCTTCCTTGGAGATCGTGTCGAACCTGATGCCTTGTGGCGCTTGCATTGCCCGCAGGCGATACATGGTAGTCAGGTGGGTGACGTGCGAACGAAGGGCGTCTGCCGTGACGTCTGAGAGCGCGGCTTCCTGAATTGAGCTGATCTCGTTTGACGTAAGGCCTGAAGCTCTTTGATTGATGATCTTGGAGACGCTGCTGTTCTTAAGGGCGTCGTCGGAGTCTCTGGTTAAGTTCTTTGGCCAATGGATTTCAAGCTGATTGATAGCCCGCTGGACGTAAATCATATTTAGCGGGGCGTAATTGATGTCTGCAAAGAGGGAATCGAAGGCCTTGTTGCCGTTGAGGTAGCGGATAGCCGCTTCGAGATCGCGCTTCATGCCCTCTGGCAGGGAGGCCATGTCGATGTCGTCACCCTTGATCTTGTCCCACTCGATACCTTCTTCCATCTGGGCGGCGCGCTTGGGGCCGTGGGCGGTTGGGTAACGCTCGCCACCGCCGAGAACCATTTGTCGATTGACGAACTGCTGCTCCTTCGGGTCGTCGGGGACGAAGTTGGACAGTGCGTCCATGGTGTTGCGGCCAGGCTTAGTGCCTTCAGGCACGGTGCCGATGATCCATTCGTCTCTGTTGAATGGTGCGCCCTGAACGGACCCAGCTTCCTCGACGGTCTTTCCCTTGGCCACAGTGCGAATGACGCGATGTCCACTGAGGCGCGGCTTCTTCATGACCAGGGCCTGGATGCGACCAGGTGTCGGGGAATCGATCTTGGCCTTGATGGAGTCGTTGACTGTTTGCTTGGCGGATTTGGTTGAGGAAAGATTCTTGAGCCTGGCGCGCAGAGAGTTCATTGCGCTACCCGCTTCAGCTCCGCTGTTCAGCAGAGCTTTTGCAATGGTCGAAGAGTCCATGTTCTTAAAGTTTTTGACGATAAGATCAATCGGATTTTCGGTGATCGATGGCTCCTGGTTTGGCCTGTCTTCGATCTTGCGGCCAAGAGCTTTCTCTGCGCGGGCAATGACATCCTCGACGGAGTGCTTGCCCTCTGGGGCCCGTGGCTTTGATTCTGCGGCAGGCTTTGCTGCGTTTCTGTACTTGTTGCGGAGCCTGGCCTGGGCGTCGGATACCGCTTTCGCGATCTCCTCAGGAGATTTTTGCGTGGCTCCGGAATCCCAGAACGACCGCACTTCGTGCGCGGTGATTTTCATCATCGCGGACTCGGGGTCCTCCATGTTCTTGGCCATGGAGGAGGTGAGTGTGTTGCGTCGATCGACCAGCGCTTGTCTTGAGGCGGAAGCGGAATTGATCTTGGTTAAGATCTCCCGCATCTGAGGCTTGAGTCGATCATCTCTAAGGCTTGAGATGCGATCAAGTTCGCTCTGAAGGGAGCCTGTGCTTTCGTCATGGGCCGCGATTCGGGATTCAACATCATCGATTGCACGGTCGTAGTAGGACTTGAGGTCGTCAGCCGCTGTTTGATTCTTGTTGTCGGTATCGCCTCGTAGCTTTTGGAACTCTTGCTCACGATCAACGGGCTTTGATTCGGCGATCAGTTTGTCTGGATCGCCACTTGCTTTCACTCTGGCGTTGGCGGCCTTGAGCCTCTTAACGCCTTCTTCGATTCCGGCTTCGATGGCTGAGGTGTCTTTCTTCTGGGCGCGCGCCTTTCGGAATTCACTGAGCGCTTGTGCGACATCACCCTTTGTTTCGCGAAGGGTGTCGACCGCTGCGTTCAGTTCTTTGACTTGCTGATTGCGTTGAACAGCTTCGGCCCGGTTCAGCTTCTGGTTGATGCTGCCTGATTGGCCTTCCATGAGTTCTTCGCCACGGACCTTAAGCATGTAGTCCAGGTCATCAGCGTAGTAGTTGCGGCCAGTGACTGGATCAAAGAATAGTTTACTGCCACGCTTGGCTGTGTCACGCGTGATGAAGAATTCATCTTCGAGGCGCTGTTGTTCGTCGAGAATCTTCTGGAGTTCGTCGCCGCTCAGTTGTTCGTCGCCATGTTCATGGAGCCAAAGGGTGCGCTCAATCTGATTGTAGCGACGATACTCTTTGGGTTTGGTCTTGCTGCGAGAGTCGACTCGTTCCGCGCCTGAGGCCAGGTAGGGGACGGGGTCGGTTGCGTGAACATGACCCTCAGGCTGACCTTGATCCTTTAGGAATTGAATGGCGGCCTGGTAATCCCTGATGCGTTCCTGTTGCGCGTTAACGCGTGTACGCATCTTGGACACTTCCTTGGTCAGCTCTTGATAAACCGCATCATCCTTCAGCTCTTTGGGCTTCTTGCCAGTGCTGGCTATATAGCGTTCACGTTCAGCGGACGCGACTTCGAAGTCCTTCTGGAGCGGGGGAATCTTCCGCTCTTC